GTTTGTGCTTCATCTCTTCGGCGAATCCTTGCTGCATTTTCTTTGCCGCGCGACTCGCCCTCTTGGCGTCCCTCGCCCGTTTTGCCTGCTCACGTGCTTCCTGACGCTGAGCCTTGTTCTGAGCGGCGACCACCCGCTTCCGCATCTTGGCCTCACGGAGTTCGGCGGGTGTGGAAAGTGGGAGGTTGGTGTCACACTCAACGTCGACCAGCAAATCCCCACCCATCTGAATCTGGCGGAAGTCCTCGCTTTCCGAATGTTCGGATTTCTTGATGGGGACACAGTTTGGAACTGTACGTCCACCTTTCTTCTTAGTGCCTACAGCAGTATATCCCTTCCAGCAGGCGTCTTTCAAGTCACCGGTAGCCTTTTCGGTGTATCCAAGCCCGAGCAGGCGATCGAAGTCGTATTCTTCAAGGTTCATCGGTGGTGGCTCCAGTCCCGAAGGGACGACATTTCCTCTCGGATTTGAATAAGTTGGGAGTTGATATTTTCGTGCCAGCTTTCTTCGGCTTGCATGTGAGTCAGGAGTTCTTCCTTCGTCACATATGATTTAGGGATCTCAACTCGAAGTTCGGTGAGGGTGCTCTCCACACTGGTGAGAGTGTTTGTCATCTCATCGAGATTTCTCTTTCCGAGGTAGAGAATCACCGAGAGCATGAAGCCGGCAACTGGACCTGCGATGGCAATGAGCAATGAAGCGGTCATCAGCCTGGCAGACCCGAACCACCTTCTTCAAGACGCTGTTTCACGGACTCGGGCAGGGCCGACTCCAGACCCATTTCCTTGGCGATGGCGATGATACGCTTCATCACAGCACGTGGGTTTTTCGCGCGACCGACGGACGACCACGCGGCTTTCACATCAGTGGCATTGGAGATAGGGAAGCTCTGGTCCGGACCGGCGAACTTGCCCTTTACATCACCTTTGGCGAGCTCTTTACGCTTCTCTGTGCTCCACTCGCGATACTCGGCGTCTTTGCGCTTTTTGTCATTACAGGAGGCGCAGGAACCACAGGCGCAACCCTCTTCAAATGCGGGCATGAACGAGCCCATCGCGAGATACTCATCCTCTTGTTCGGAGAATGTGTATTCCTTCGACTTTAATTCGCGATGTTCGGCGGCGCGGAGAGTGCGACGACCCATGATCTCGCTCATCGCTTGACCACCGTCGGCGTACTCATTCATGTCACGATTGATGAGATTGACACGACTGTCACGGCGCTCCTTATGATTGGCGAGCCGCATCTCGTTATGATCGGTTTTTCCGATGGTCATGAATCCTTCTTCATTGACTCCAGCACCCCACTTCCGACGTTCTTTATTCTCCTTCTTGAGACCGGGACCTGACTGGGAGTTGGAGGCATTGATAAAGCCCCCAGCTCCAGGTAGAACGACGCCGTCCATGAAACACTCTGAACTATCGGTGTTTTACCCTAGATTCACTCGTCTTCGTCAGACTCGAGAAGTTCCTGAATAAGGGCATCGACTTCCTCCTCACTCAAAGTCTCTTCATCCTCGTCACCGTCATCATCACCGACTTCGTGATCGCTCTCGTCATAGATTCCGTCATCCTTGACAGCCTCGTCCTCACCACCACCACGGTACATGATGGGCGACGTTTCGAGTTTGTTCTTGCCGTCCGGATATTTCCACAGATCTACTGTCCCATGCCACGGGGAAGTGTTGCTCACTTGATTTGTGGGCATGCCAGTCAACTGGTCAATGTCCATCTCATCGGGTGTGGTGAGCTGGTTAGCGTAGGCCTCTTGAAGTGCCTCTAGTGCCTCTGGGCTGAAATAAGAATGCATTGTTACTTACCGTTTTGGTTGTTAGGACCGCCGGCATTTTTGCCGGGAATGTAGGGGTCGACTTTGGGTTTGTTCTTGCGAGTGTCTTTGATTACTCTGTGTGTGCCAAGACCAACACCAAGCATTTTTTCCTGAAGATCGAGATGACGGCGTTGCTCATCAAACTGTTGCTTCTGCTGGTCGAGTTGACGCTGCATGTCCTCAGTGTCGAGGCGTTCCACGAGTTTGTGGAGTCCGGAATGAATGTTTTTGTGAAGTTTCTTTCTGCAAATCCCGTCCGGGTGGACTTTCGATTTGGCGCATGGCACTGTGTAATCCATCAGGCTCCTCGACGAATTTGGAGTTGGGGATCATTCCAGGTAGGCGCGTTATGTCCGACCTGCGTCTGTTTTCTGCGAGAGGAGGAGTTCTTCTCGTTCTCCCGCATATCAGCGATCATCACGTCTCTCATGCGACGAAGGTGTTCCCTTGGGACAGTACTATATTTGGAGTCACGATACTGACGGTAGATATGCGCGACGTGCGACGGATCATCGGCATTTTTGAAAAAATTCCAAATCGCCAATGTCTGCGGGTCGGCCAAACTGAGACGCTTGGGCTCAGAAAAAGACTCGCCGGTGTCCACCTTAGACTGGGATGGACGCGGATTGTTGTCCTTGTTGGATACACCCTTGTCGCCAAGATACGGCAATGCGGGCGCCATGACCATGGCGTCGAGAGCATGTGGCTCGGAGCGGTTCCAGCGAGTCGATTTTCTCATCAGTCGTCGTATCGGTCCAGGATGTGGGCGATGACAGAGTTGCGAACAATGTCCTCTTTGTGGAACTCCAGGATGCCCACGTCCTGAAGGTGGCGCAGACGATAGATGGCATCAACCAGACCGTTCTCACGGCGGAAGACGTCAAGGTCTGCCTGTTTGGTGTCACCAATCAACACCATCTTGCTGTCCTGTCCCACACGAGTTAGACAGGTTTTAACGTGTGATGGGAGGAAGTTTTGAACTTCGTCGACAATGACGAACGACTTGTTCAGTGAACGACCTCGGATGTCCTCGAGGAGCAGTGGCTCAACTATGCCCTTGTCAAGCAGGTAGTTAGCGGCTCCATGCGACCGGCAACACACGGGGATGTTGTCAAGAATCGGTCCAAGGAGCGGAGCGATTTTCTCGCTCATGTCGCCGGGAAGCGCACCACGTCCACGTTGAAACTCGACTCCGACGTCGGAGCGAACGTAGACGACCTTGTCAAAGTCACCTTTGGCGACGAGACTGAGGCCGGTCCAGAGAGCCAACAGGGTTTTGCCTGTTCCTGCTGAACCGTGAGCGATGGTAACTGTGTTTGTTTTGATGAGTCGGTTGAACTCCTCCTGGCGGTGAGTCTGAAACTTCACGGGGAGGATGTCCATCCCACGTGATTCGTAACCCATCTTCGTCTCGATCATGTCGACTTGACGACGAAGTTTTCTTTTTTCGCGCGCGCTAACACTCATACAATAAGGGAAAGTGAAACTCTTGGGGATCTCACAATGTGAGAGTACTTGGGTCTTAAGCCACCTATCACCTCCTGTATGGTAGAGGTGCGTCATTTCTCATACGAGAGATGCGATCACTCCAGTTTTACCCGGTTAGCCGTCCCATCCCACGCTTCTTCCACGACTCCGCCGTCCACGCATAATCCTTTCGCTTGTCGTCTCCACGATGTCCGCGGTCTCGATCCCCCATCCCTCCGGTCTGAGTGTGCGGGTTGGCGTTTTCCCCAGCGTGGTGAACACCGAAGAGTCGTCGACTTCGGCGCGTCTTGTCGAACCGAGAAACTTACGGTGAGTGATGATAGACTCGGCCAACATCCTGTTCCCACTGTCGATATGTTCTAGGAAATAGTGTAGACCCCATACCACTGAGTCTGTTCGGTCGTCGTGTGCCACATACGGGAATTGTGTCAATTCCTTAATGAACGGATCGCACCACACTCCATCAACAAATTTCACTCTCCCCTGTTCAAAGAGTGGGGAGACAGCCTGAAGACGAATCGTCTTTGACTTAAGTGGTTTGAATTCCTCAATGGGGATTTTCGCCTCACGCCTTAGAACTTGAATCAGCGACTGTCCCGAGGCCGCTTTTTCAATGCAGAGAACTCGAGCGGAATAAAGACGATAGAGATGTTTGACAGACTCAATGAGGTCTGGAAATGCCCATCTTCCAGTGATAATTTCAATTAAGTAGACAGTTTGTGGGTCCTCTTTGTTAATCCCACACACGGCCACTGCAGTTTCGTCGGCCATTTCTCTTTCTGAGAAAGCACAATCAACTGCTAGCCAAGTCACATCAAACTTTGGAGCTTCTTCGGGCTCAACTTTTGAAATCCACCCAGGCCGGATAATCTGGCCCTCATCACTTTTGGGGACGCCTTGATAAAGAGCCGCAAACTTAAAGCTCCCCATCGCCTTTTTCTGCGATTGAAGCATGTCTACAGTGAATGCCGTGTTTGTTGGCCAATGAGACTCGCCAAACTGTCTGCCAAGAGGATCACCTGCCACGTCTTCACAAAGACCCGCTATATTAATCCAACGCCAACCAAAAGGATTTTCTTCTTCATCATATAGTCCGTCTCTCTCCATTAGCACGCCATGCAGATCCCGCTCATGAAATCGGGTTGCAATCACCATCTGGCACCAATGGTTTGTTCGACGAGTAGACGCCTGTTCTGCCCACCATGATTCAAGGCTTTCTAATGCAGCCTTAGAGTCGGAAGATTTCAGCGGGTCATCAATCACCATGGCGCCCACACCTGGGGATTCCATGTCTGTGGTTCCTGCTGTGAAACCCGTCAACACACCACCCACCGACGTGGCGAGAATGTATCCGCCGCCAAGCAGGTCATATTTAGAATCTGGGCTAAACCCTGAAAACTCCGGAAAAATCTTTTTGAAGGTCGGCATCTTCATCATTTGCACAGCTTCTCGGTGAAACTTTCCGGACAGCTGAGCACCGTACGATGCGATAACGTGCTGTGTCTTTTGGTCTCTCCCGAGTAACCACGACAAAAACATCGTGGCCAGCATTGACTTTCCAGAACGAGGAGGGCATGACACAATAAGACGCCGCTGGCGCTTAGTGGCTAAATCTTCAAAAGCAGAACCCAGAATCTCATGAAACTCGGCCACTTGCAGGTCGCCGCCTTTCATCAACTCAGCAAAAGCCAGAAAGCAGTCGCGTGCCGCTCTATGTTTGAACTCGTGAATAACGCTTTTCGGCGCTTCCATCACCACGAGCTCGTGCAGTCCCCGCTGGTACTTTCTCCAGCTGCTGTGTTCCTCAAGCTGCGAGACGTGCGTGATGATTGGTCTCATGACGAGAACTTCTTAAGCAAATCATCAACTTTGGACGAATACTCCTTCGCGAGATTTTTCTCCTCGGAACTCTCCTTCGGTGCGGTCAGGTCGACGATGTCCGAACACAAGTCACGATGGGTTTTAACGGCCGAGTTGAAAATAGTGATGAGATCACGAATACCCGCGTCGGGCATCGCATCCTCAATATAACTCAGGGCCTCAGTCGCAACTTTTAGCGCATCTTGAGCGAGTACTTCCTTGACTTTGAGAATGTCTTCGGTCTTTTTCATCGTGGGAATCTTCGGTTGCAGCAGCTCC